GATCATATTCTTTTAGCGGCATCCAAAACGTTAGTTCTAGTGGTGTTCCAATCCCAATTTTATATGGACTTGTGTTTAGCGGCTCAATTATAATCAGTTCGGGTACTGACACTGCCCAAATTAGACAGAGTTTGAGCTAATGGTAAGACAGGTACAAGGTGGAGACCAATTATTTGGTAGAGAACCAGATGGTAGGGTTGTTGATCCTGATTTAATAGATGGAGGTCTTAGATCAAAGCAATTTGCAACAGTGCTTGATTTACTGGGTTATGGAGAGATAGATGGAATCTTTGATGAAGGTGGTGCTGGTTCAAGTACTTTTAGAAAAAATGTTTTTTTTGATAACACACCTTTACAGAATCCTTTAGGTAATGAAAATTTTACGGATGTAGAAGTATTTGTAAAAAATGGCGCAAGCGATCAGACTGCATTACAGCAAATAAACGCAATCGAAAATACTATTTCTGTTGGAGTTGCTCTTACCAATTCACCTTTTGCTACAGAAAGAACAGGTACATATACACTTGCTGGTAGTGGCGGTCAAACAACAACTATAGGTGGTGTAACTGTTAATTTAGGTCCAAATCAAATGCTTGTTGGATTAACAGGCAGTGCGCATAATTATTCTGTTGGTGAAGTTGTACATTGGGCCAATACAACAGCGGCTGGAACTGTTCAAACTGAAAAGCCACAGACACAAAACATTCTTTCTATTCCTACTTCAACTTCATTTGTAGTTAACACAACTTTTGAAGATACATCTTTTCAGGGAGATTGTACTGTAAAAACAAGTCAGGGATTATCTCGTACTATATCTAATACTGATGTTGATAAAATAAGAGTTTCGATTCAAATACCACAACTACAAGAATTTAAAGATAATGGTGATGTAATAGGTGCAGAGGTAAAAATTTCTATAAGAATTATTGAAAATAATGGGACAATAAATAATCCAGTAATTTTAGATGTAACAAATGGAAAAGCGACAAATCCTTATGTAAAAGATTTTGAACTTATTTTTGAAAGGACAATGAATTTTCCTTTGACATTAAGTGTATTTAGAAATACTGATGATGGCACTGATCCAAAATTACAAAATTCTACAAATTGGCTTTCTTATACAGAAATAAATACAGACACAAGTGCTTATCAAGGTTTTGCCTATGTTGCTGTAAGATTCAATGCACAAGAATTTCAAAGCTATCCAAGACGTATGTATAGGGTCAAGGGTACCAAGATCAAGGTTCCGCATGATACAACAGTGGATAGTACAAATGGAAGAGTAATTTATCCAGATGGTTATACATTCAACGGTACATTTAAAACAAATAAAGAGTGGTGTAGCGACCCTGCATGGGTTCTGTATGACATCTTGACTACAGATAAAGGGTTTGGTGGTAGTGATGGGATAGTACAAGAAGAAAATCTAGATGTTTTTAGTTTTTATTCTGCAAGTGCCTATGCAAGTGCTTTGATAACAGATCCAATCACAAATACGACAGAGCCAAGGTTTTCAACAAATATAATTCTGAACACAAGAAATGATGCCTATACCTTGATAAATGATCTTTGTTCTGTAATGAACGCCATACCTTTTTATAGCAATGGTACTTTGCAAATATCACAAGATCGGCCAACGAATACATCTACCAATACATCTGATCCTCAATATATTTTTAATAATTCAAATGTAACTGAAGAAGGATTTTCATATCAAAATCAAGGAGCAAGATTAAAATATACAGAGGTAGAGGTTCAATATTTTGATAATCAAACTCAATCAATGGAGTTTGAACTAATAACTGCTGATCAAATTACCGCTTTAAGTGGTCTAACTACAAAATTTGGAAGGACTAGAAAAACAATAAAATCTTTTGCTTGCACATCTATTGGTCAGGCAAATCGTCTTGGTAGATGGTTTTTATATTCAAATTTATTAGAAAATGAACTGGTTACTTTTACAACAACATTGGAAGCTGGGGTAATTGTAAGACCAGCAACAATTATTGGAATTGCTGATTCTGTAAGAGCAGGGGTTCGTAGGGGTGGACGTATAAAAACAGGTGTTTCAACTACACAAATAGTTGTAGATGATGCAAATAATACTGATTTGACCATAGAAAACTCTGCAACTTTATCTGTTGTTTTATCAGATGGTTCTACTGAAAGTAGGTCGATAAGTTCAATATCTGGTTCAACAATCACAGTTTCTTCAGCATTTTCTTCAACACCTCAATCAAATAGTGTTTGGGCAATTGAAAATACAACTACTGAGTTTCAAATTTTTAAAGTTGTTTCAATAGAAGAAAAAAATAGTTCTGAATATACAATTACTGCTGTAATACATGATCCGAATAAATATGCACAAGTTGAAGATACAACAGTCTCATTTAATCCAAGAACTATAACAACTTTAATAGATGAAGCTGCAGCACCATCTAATCTATCAGCAACAGAACAAATAGTCGTTTTAAACAATAGAGCCGTTTCAAAAATATTTTTATCATGGGAGTCTGTAAAGGGTGTAAAAGAATATTTACTTGAATTTCAATATGAGAATGACAATCCAGAAAGAATAAGAGTTGCTAGACCAAGTTTTGAATTATTTGAGTCAAGATTAGGATCATATAAATTTGCAGTAAAATCAGTAAATACTTTAGGAGTTTTAAGCTCAGATACTTCAACATTAACTTTTTCTGCTGTTGGAAAAACAGCTTTACCAGAGGATCCAAGCGGATTAACAATAGAACCTGTATCAGATCAGTTTGTACGACTAAGATTCAACCCTTCTACCTCTGTTGACGTGATTCATGGAGGCACTATTTCAGTAAGGCATACACCAAATAGTGGAGCAACAGCTACTTTTGCAAATGCAACAGAAATTATCCCAAAACTTGCTGGAAATGCAACAGAGGCTATAGTCCCTGCATTAGAGGGGACATATTTAATAAAATTTATTGATGATGGTGGCCGTAAATCTGAAAATGCAGCAAAAGTAATTGTTACATTACCAGACCCACAACCAAATCAAGTAGTTCTTACAGAGAGAGAAGATACAGACTCACCGCCATTTCAAGGTGACAAAGTTAATACATTTTATGATGCAACTTTTGATGGATTATTATTAGATGGAACATTACTAATAGATGATGTATTACAAAATATTGATGATTTATCAAATATTGATTTTGCTGGCCCCATAAATTCTAGCGGTAGTTATGAGTTTCAAAATAAAGTTGATCTTGAAGGCATTTTCAATCTTACTTTAAAAAGAAGATTTGTAACTTCTGGTCTTTTAGTAAATGATCTAATTGATTCAAGAACTGCAAATATCGATACTTGGACTGATTTTGATGGTGCTAGTCCAGATGATGTAAATGCAAAACTTTTAGTTGCAACAACTGACATTGACCCTGCAACTTCTGTTTCAGCCACCTACGGGCAAAGTGGGACTACGATAACTATTTCTAAGACCTCCCATGGATATTCAGTAGGTGATTTTGTTGTAATAGATTTTACTGCTGGCAGTGCAACAGATGGTAATTATGAAATCCAAACTGTCCCTGATGTAAATTCTTTTACAGTAACAGCAAGTGCTAGTGCGACTATATCAAGTGGAACATCTTGCACCTATGGAGCTAACTTTACACAGTTTAATACTTTTGCCAATGGAGAATATACAGCAAGAGGATTTAAATTTAAAACAGAACTTTCATCAAACGACCCAGCGCAAAATATAAATGTTACAGAGCTTGGATTTGAAGCAAGCGTAAAACGCCGAACAGAAACGGTAAATACAGCTATTGCATCTGGTACTTCTGCAAAGACAGTGACTTTCGGTTCACCGTTTTTTACAGGCACAAACACTCTTAATACTTCAACTTCAGCATTTTTACCAACTGTTGGAATAACATTAGAAGGTGCTGTATCAGGAGACTATTTTAAAATTACATCTGTCACAGGAACACAATTTGTAATTGAGGTAAGAGATTCAAGTAATAATTTTAAAAATTTAAATTTCAAATATACGGCGATTGGGTTTGGTAAAGGAGGGTAAATGTGTTTATATTCTAGTTATGAACTAATATATACTTAAATAAAAAGGATTAAGTAATGGCAACACATGATTATGTAATAGCAAACCAATCGGGAGCCAGCTTTAGAACAGACTTAAACAATGCCCTTGCTGCAATCGTAAGTAATAACTCTAATTCATCTGAGCCATCAACCATGTATGCCTACCAATGGTGGGCAGACACTTCTGCAAATATTTTAAAACTACGTAATTCTTCAAATAATGCTTGGATTTCAATTTGTAATTTAGATGGAACTATAATTGCTGATCGTGTGGTAACTGCCTCTATAGCTGATGATGCTATAACTCAAGCTTTAGTAGCAAATGACGCAATTGGAGCAGATGAGTTAGCCTCAAATGCTGTTGTAAATGCATCTGTCGCATCTGACGCTGCTATAGCTGGATCTAAAATTGCACCAGATTTTGGAAGTCAAACTATTACAACTACAGGTACTGTTGACACACCAAGTATAGCCTCGGGCCAGTTAGGTAATAGAAATATAGTCATTAACGGAGCAATGCAAATAGCTCAACGTGGCACGTCATCTACAACAAGTGGGATGTCAACTGTTGATAGATTTTTAATGGGTTTTGCGGGACATGATGAAGCACTTACGCAAGCACAAGTTGATGTTTCAAGTGGAACCACACCTTACACATTAGGGTTTAGAAAAGCTTTAAAAATAACAAACGGTAATCAAACCTCTGGTTTCGGTAGTGCTGATTATTTTCAAATTCAGCATAAAATAGAAGCACAAGATATAGCTCAAAGTGGTTGGAATTATAATTCTAGTTCAAGTTTTGTAACGTTAAGTTTTTGGATTAAATCTAGTGTTGCTCAAAATTTTTATGGATATTTAAAATCACAAGATGGTACATTTAGACGCTATGTATATGAAACTGGTTCACTAACTGCTGATACTTGGACAAAAATAACAAAGACAATTCCTGGAAATTCAGGTATTACTTTCAATAATGATAATGGTGAAGGATTAATTTTAGAACTTATTTATTTCTCTGGATCAGATGAAACTGGCTCAGTTTCACTTAATTCATGGGCAACATTTAATAGTTCTTCAAGAACACCTGCAAATACAAGTACATGGTGGACAACAAATGATTCAACATTAGAAATTACAGGAGTTCAACTTGAAGTTAGTACTCTTGCAACAAATTTTGAGCATAAGTCATTCAGTCAAGATCTTACTTTATGTAAGAGGTATTTTCAACAATACCCAGAGTTACCATCAGATGGTTTTGCTGCCTTTGGTCCTGTTGCTACAGTATCTACAACACAAGCACATTTCGCACCGACAATTCCTACAATGAGAGCAGCACCTACAGTTTCCTTGAGTGGAAATGCTAGATTAGTTTTTAGTAGTGGAATTTCTGTAACGAGTTTACAGACATTTCATACTTCTGCAAGTACATTATTTTTAGGGGTGAATGTTGCTAGTGGTCTTACGTCTGGTAATGCTGGCACTTTTGGAGCAGACAATGACAGTACTGCTAAACTAACTTTTTCAGCGGAGTTGTAACACATGAGTTTTACATACAAATTACAAAAAGGACTTGATGATAAAGTCAATTCTGTTATAAAAACTCTTGCAGATAAAACACAACATCATATTCCTTTTGACGAAGCAAACACCGATTATCAAGAGTATCTTGATTGGGTAGCCGAGGGAAACACAGCCGAAGCTGCTGATTAATTAATTTTCTCTTGCATCTGTCTAGTCATCATGCCCCCTATTAGATATAGTGGGGCTAAACCAACAATCAAAAACAACACCATCAAACTTATTGGTGCTAGTGCTTTGATAAACGCCTCTTTCCACATATGTTTCAAAAAATAGCAAATATTTTATCAATTATCTCATTCTTGATGGTTTCGTCAATGAGTGTTTTTGCATTTATGGCAGTCAAATACATGCAAAGCCCAGAATTTGAGAGGACATTGAAAAACAAGATCATGGGAGGTCTTGAAGATAAGTTACCAGATGTGATGGGAGATAAGATACCAGATTTCACAGGGCCATCTGTACAACTACCAGAACCACCAAAGGTGAACAAACTTGGAAATCCCAAGAATTGAAATACCACGAATACAGATAAAAGAAATTTATATTCCCAGAACAAGAACATGGGAACAATATCCAACAACTTTAGATATCATTGATAAACCAAAGCTTGATTATCCTGTTGTAAGTTATCCAACATTCGAGGCTTTGCAATATCACCCTGACAAATTTATTCCAACAGATCCAGTAAAACAGCCAGAACAACCACAACCAGAAATACCACAGCCACCAGAATATAAACCTCAAGTAAAAAAAGATAAAGAGTTTTTTATTAAATGTCCATCTGAGGATAACATTCCAGTAGGAAGCTACCCCAATGACCTCAAGTTACAAGTGGTCATAGGTCATTCTGTAAAAAATGGTAAGTGTTATGAAATCTACAGAGATTCAACCTTTGTTGAAAAATGGATACCTAGCACTCCTATTCTTGTTAACACTTCAATTATTGCTGTTACTGCGGCTGGTTCTCCTATTATAGCCAATTTACTTAAAAACCTTATTAAGACAGCGATAAAGAAACTCAGCAAAAAGAAGGATAAAACAAAGGTACAAACATAAGCAAAGAGATTCAGAGGCACTTTGTAGGCCATTCTGAGTGGAGCAAAATTACTTATTTAGCTCAATTTTGTGTGTATGAGGGATAACTTGATTCATTTTTGGTTTACTTACTATGTCGGAGCAAAGCCCATAGTAATCACTGTCTTTTGAATACTCAGCCCCACTGACTCTGAGTTCATGGCAATTTTTTAATCTAGCCAATTCATAATTTAATCTGGCTGTCGATAATTGCTGACGCATTATTTTTTCCTGAGTGGTCGCACTTTTTAAACAAGCATTTTGAAAACGCTTATCAAGTGGGACGGATATTGTGGCAGCTATACCAAAGTTAAAAGAAGTGGCATCTTTATTCCCACTATAGTTTTCTCTGTAGTAGAGAATTTCACCAGCATTTGTAAGGTTGCCATCATCATCTGTAGCTTCGTTGTAAACTGGCGTGTGAAAAATGTAGTCTTGAGGTCTCTTAACTGCAACCGAAGTAGTTGCAAAAGGACTAATTGATAATGTAGCTCCAGAACATTGAATACCACCACCATAGCTGTTCTCTGTCATAGGGCCTGTCAAAACTTGGGTTGCAAAATTTGAAACGCTTGATGAGGTATTGCTTTGAGGATTGGCTATTGTCGAAGTATTGGCGTAGCTAGGCAGACAAGAAAAGAGGGTTATTAGTTGGAAAATATAATAGTAGTAT